AAGATGGATCCTTACTTCCCTGATCTCAGGGATTATAAGGAGTACCATGAACCATTTATTGGTGGTGGTAGTGTTGCTCTACACATCACTAAAAAGTATCCGCACCTAAAGATTTGGGTAAATGATCTTCATCCACCTCTTGCAACGTTTTGGCAGCAACTCCAAACCAATGGACACAAGATGCAAGAGAAACTTGTTGAACTCAAGTCTCGTTATCCTGATAGGGGTTCTGCAAAAGGAATCTTCCTAGCATCTAAAGAGTATCTTGCTACTGATCTGTCTGAACCTCTGTGGACAGCAATCTCTTTTTATATTGTTAATAAGTGTTCTTTTTCTGGTCTGAGTGAATCTTCTTCGTTCTCTCCACAGGCATCTGATAACAACTTCTCTATGAAGGGTATCAACAAATTAACTGGGTATCAACAACTTATACATAATTGGAAGATCACCAATTATTCATATGATCAGATTCTAGATGAATCTTCTGATCGATCTGGCGTGTTTGTTTATCTTGATCCTCCATACGATATCAAAGATAATCTGTATGGTAAAAAAGGTGGAATGCATAAGGGATTTGATCACGATAAGTTTGCCGAAGACTGCAGTAACTCTTCTACAGACATGATGATTAGTTACAATTCTGATCAACTAGTGAAGGATCGTTTTACTGATTCTAAATGGAGAACTGGGGAGTTTGATCTCACATATACTATGAGATCTGTTGGTGATTACATGAGTGATCAAAAAGAACGTAAAGAACTACTTTTAATGAACTATGAAAATAGAAGTCTCACTCTACAAGGCAGGCAAACTCTGGAAGGAGGAGTATCAAGCAGTAGACTTCCAGGATGCTAGAGAGATTGCTTTAGAAAAAAATCCTGGAGCAAGTATTACTGGGGTCAGTGCTATTTTGAGTGCTGAACAAATTGAAGATGTACCCGATTACTTTCGTAAATAATGGAACTGAAAGATTGGATGAACTCAATAAATTTAAATAAGGAAAACCTTATTAAAGAAAACCCCGATATCGTTAAACAATACCCACCCTTTATCGTAAATAAGTGCCTGTCTGGACACTTAGATTGCGTTTTGTTTGCCAACGAGATGAATAAGAATTCTCATCTCGATAAAGACATGCAATATTCTTTTTATCTAAATAGTTTGAGGAAGCGTAAAAGGTTTTCACCTTGGCTCCGAAAGGATAAGATTACTGATCTTGATATTGTCAAGCAATACTATGGTTATAGTAATGAGAAGGCAATGCAGGCACTGAAGATCTTGTCAAAAGATCAAATAGATTTTATTAAGAAACGACTTGACATTGGTGGAACATGACAAACAGTATTGAACCTCAGGTAAATTGGACACCTGAGATGATGGTTGAAGTTATGTTGAATGAACCTGATGATTTTTTGAAGGTTCGTGAAACTCTTACCCGCATCGGTGTTGCTTCACGCAAAGAGAAAAAACTTTATCAGTCTTGCCATATTCTTCACAAGCAAGGCAGGTACTACATCACTCACTTCAAGGAACTGTTTGCTCTTGACGGCAAACATGCAAACCTTACTGTAAATGATGTTCAGAGACGGAACAGGATTGCGAGACTCCTCTCTGACTGGGGTTTAATTAGCGTAGTAGATGGCGAATCCATTATGGATATCGCGCCTTTAAACCAAATTAAGGTTTTGTCTTATAAAGATAAGAACGATTGGATCCTGGAACAAAAGTATAATATTGGGTCGAAGAAAAAAGTAGAAGCGACCGAGTAATCAAATGGAAGAAGAGACATACGAATATCAACTATTTTTATCAATAGATGATGTTCGTATGCTTTACAACCACACTTGCTATTCAATTGAAAAATGGCCAGGAGCACCTGCTAGACCATATGAAGAACAAGAGTTCTTGTGGCATATGAAGTCTCAACTTTTTGCTATGCTTGCTGACCACACATTCAATAACGGTTAACCCTATAACCATATTCGGTTATTACGGTTACTCTTTTTTGTAGTTTATGGTTAAATAGTAGTGGATGCCGAAAGGGTCCACACAACATAAACTCGCTTACAAAAGGAGCTAAAACCATGGGTAACCTCATGAGATACGGTGCTGCAGATATTCCGCAGCTTTTGGATAGAATCAATCGTAATAGTATTGGAATGGACGAATATTTTGATCGTCTATTCAACATACATGAATCATCTACCAACTATCCTCCCTATAATTTGATCCAGGTTAGCAATGTAGAATCGCGTTTAGAAATCGCGCTTGCTGGATTCAAAAAGGAGGAGGTAAATGTCTACACAGAGTATGGAAAACTTTTTGTCGAAGGACAAAAAGAAACCAAAGGAGATACGAACTACGTCCATAGAGGAATGGCTCAACGATCTTTCACCAGAGCATGGACGCTCAGTGATGATACGGAAATTAGATCAGTTACTTTTGAGGATGGGTTACTGAGTATTGAACTTGGTAAAGTAGTTCCAGAACATCATGCTCGTAAAGACTACCTATAAATAACTGCGGGGCATACCCAAATATCGTCGCCGCACGGGCGGGGTTGGTCAGAATCAACCCTTGCCCACTTTTCTTTTTCGTGCTAATATTAAATTAAACTTCGTTTAGTCATGGCAATTAAATTAGCTGTCGTAAAGACAGGAGAACAAATCATTACTGATGTTGAAGAGATGCTTCTCGAAGACAAAGTAGTTGGATATTTCTTTAACAAACCCTGTGTAGTAAAAACAGGTGACCCAGAGGTTAGTGAAGAAGGTGGAGCATCTTTTGAGATTAAACTGAGTCCTTGGATTGCTCTGGGTAAAGGTTATAGATTCCCAGTTCCTCTTGATTGGATCGTAACATTCGTTGATCCTGTCAATGAACTTCATCGTATGTATTTGGTTGACATCCTTAAAGAAGAGGAAGAGGACCAAAGTCAATCTATGGTAGTAACTGATAGTTGTGAGGACTGCTGATATGGATCCCAAAGTTATTATTTTCCAAACTGGTGGAACTCTGATTTCACGATTAGAGGAGGCACCATCAGCTGATATTGGTGAACCAGATTGTATTCTGGTACAACCATTTAACATTATGCCTGACGGAACTCTCAAAAACTGGTTGGGTGATATTACGGCAGATCAAAAATTCAAGATTCATTCCGATAAGATCTTGACCATTGCCGAACCAACTGATAGAATCAGAGAACTGTACAGCAACTTGACTAAGTGAGATTCTATACGAACGTCCAGATGGTCGGGAACCAATTCCTCGTTAGGGGTTATGAAGACGGTAAACGCTTCACAACTCGCGAGAAGTGGAACCCGACTCTTTTTGTGCCCTCTCAAAAAGATACGTTCTATAGGACTCTTAGTGGGGAGCAAGTTGAAGCAATCAAACCAGGCACAGTGCATGAGTGTCGTGAGTTCATCAAAAAATATGATGGCGTAGAAGGATTCAAGATCTACGGTAACGAGAGATTTATTTACCAATACATTTCTGAAAAGTATTCTGAGCAAGAGATTAAGTTTGATATTGGTAAGATCATGCTATCTACCATTGATATTGAGGTTGCGTCTGAGAATGGATTCCCAGATGTAGAATCTGCTGCTGAGGAAGTTCTTCTTATTACTCTCCAGGACTACGCTACCAAGGAGATTATTACCTGGGGTCAAGGTCCATTTAAACTCAAGCAAGGGAATCACTATTACAAGCAGTTCAATAATGAGGAAGATCTTCTTCATGATTTTATTAGTTGGTGGATTGACAACACCCCAGAAGTTGTTACTGGATGGAATAGTAAACTGTATGATATTCCATATCTAGTCCGCCGTATTGATCGAATCCTTGGTGAGAAGTTGATGAAGAGACTCTCTCCGTGGGGTCTTGTAACCGAGCAAGAGGTTTATATCCAAGGTAGGAAGCAACTGTCCTATGATATTGGTGGAGTCTCTCAGTTAGATTATCTAGATCTCTATAAAAAGTTTACTTACACTAATCAAGAGTCTTATCGACTGGATCACATTGCAAATGTGGAGTTAGGTCAACAAAAGTTGGACCACTCTGAGTTTGATACCTTCAAAGACTTCTATACCAATGGGTGGCAGAAGTTTGTAGAATACAACATCATTGACGTGGAACTTGTTGACCGATTGGAAGACAAGATGAAGTTGATTGAACTTGCATTGACTATGGCATATGATGCTAAGGTCAATTATGAAGATGTGTTCTATCAGGTGAGGATGTGGGACACAATCATTTATAACTATTTAAAGGGAAGGGGAATTGTTATTCCTCCTAAGGAGAAATCCGACAAAAACGAAAAGTACGCAGGTGCTTATGTCAAGGAAC